CAGTAATATTAGAGTCTGCTCCAGAATCTGCTCTAGCAAAAGCTATAACAGTTTTACCGTTTGCAACAGTAACACTAGTTCCTGTGCCTGTTCCATCATATTTAAATACTACGTTTTGAGAACCTGAAGTTGAATTTTTTAAAATATAAAAATTTTGTACATCGATAGGTATTGTAACATTTCGTGATCCTGTAAGAGACCCTGTAAATTCTATAACTCTGTGTGCAAGAGTTGCACCAGTTGATCCATCTGATACAGTTAAGTCAGTATCTCCTGAATCTGATACAGCTTGTTGTGTAAAGCCACCAGCTATTTGTTCAATAATTTCTAAATTTGTATTAGTTTTTGTACCCCATGTACCGGCATTTTCACCAGTTGCTTGAAGTTCTATCCCTAACGGGGTGTATGTTGATGCCATAAATTTCTCCTATGCAGCGTCACTATAACTTGTATTTGATCCAGTTGCAACATCCGAATATGATGTATTCGAACCTGTTGAAACATTACTATAAGATGTATTTGAGCCAGTGTCAACATCTGCATAAGCAAATATATTTACGGCTCCTACGCTGAAAGACGCGCTTAAACCATCAAATCCAACCTGCATATCAACAACAGATACAGAACCAATACTAGCGCTAAATGACTGACCTGTTAATCCTAAAGTCATATCATTAGGATCTAAAGATCCAACACTAGCTGTTAATGTTTGAGCTGTAGGTTGTACTAACGCATCTCCTTCTTGAGCTACAAATCCTTGACTTAATGTTAAATCTAATCCAGATAAAATTGCAGTGTTATTTGGTGCAACTGCAGTTCCTAAAGTAGAAGTAATTGTTAAAGCTGTTGGAGTTACTTCATTGTCAGATGACCCTGTGGCTGTTCCTTGAGTTAGAGTTATCTCTTGACCAGAAGCTAATACTGTATCGTTTGGAGCTACCGCTGTCCCTTGGGTTGAGGTTATTTCTTGACCTGTTAGACCAACGGTCATATCAACAACTGTTACAGTGCCCAAAGTAAATGAGCCTAATATACCAGTCATTGATACATTAGCATCTGATTCAACTGATAATGATCCTGCACTAGCTGTTAATGTTTGAGCTGTAGGCTCTATAACAGCAGTTCCTGTAACAGAAGAAGTTCCAAGAGTTGTTGAAACAGATAGACCAGACACAGACACATCGGGTCCAAGACCCACGTCTATAGCAAACTCGCCCCATGCACCACGGCCATAAGCGTTGTTACTCCAGCCTTCAACACCTAATTCTGTTGTAAATGATTGACCAGTTAAAGAAACTGTTATGTCGTTAAGTTCGCCCCACTCACCATCATTCCAAGATTTAGCTCCCCAACCTAAATTTAAAATTGTTGAGCCACCCCATTGAGATTGGTCCCAGGTTAGTCGACCCCATCCTGAAGTTACCGACATGGTCGGCCTCCTATGCTAGTCTAATGATTGCTGATGTGGCGTCGTTTGTAGGAAATTCTATTTTAAAAGTTCCGTTACTTGCTGTCTTGTCACCACCAAAAGCAATAATTGCTACCGCATCAGTTGTACCTGAACCTCCTGCAGTTGTGGTGTTGTATATCATAGCACCATTAGCTGTGAAAGATGCTGAAGAATAAGTTACATCACTAAAATCTGTGAAAGCAGTTGTGCCAGTTAATCCAACTCCTGTTCTTGTAAGAGTTGCACCACCTGCTGTGTATGCAGTTCCAGAAGTATTTGTAATTTCGTTTGATGTTGAATAGTCAGTTGTAGTAGCATCTAATGATGCTGAACTAGTAAACAATGCTAATTTAAAAGTGTGTCCACCTGATGAAGCAAAATTGTGTTTACCTTGTAAAAGTTCTTGTTTGAAACTTGAACATATTGCTGATGTTATTGCCATAATTTTCTCCTACGGG